ACGATCGCGAGGTCCTTCGGCGCGTTCTGGGCCGCAACCTCAAGTGCGGTGTGAGCGAGGCGACGGTCGAGAAGATCTGGCCTGACCTGAAGCTCGGCTACCCTTGCATGCTCGTGAGCTCTCTGGACGCCAAGACCAAGCTCACTTTCCCCATGATTGCACAGACCAAGATGGACGGCATGCGTTTCAACGCGATCGTGGAGAACGGTCAGGTTTCGTACCGGACTCGCAACGGCAAGGAGCTCGACCTGTTCGGTGTGCTCGATGCTGACGTCATGAAGCTCACCGCCGAGGAGGCGTTTGTGCTGGACGGCGAGCTGCTCATGGCGGACGCAGACGGCAAGCCTATGGACCGCAAGACCGGCAACGGGCTTCTCACCAAGTTCCAAAAGGGCACGGGTACAGCTGCGTTGGCGAAGCAGGTGCGGGCGGTCGTGTGGGACATCATCCCTCTCTTTGCTTTCCACAAGGGTCGGTGCAGCACTGGGTACCGCGATCGGCACATCATGCTCCATCCCAGCCAAGTCGGTCGTATTCAAGTGGCTCCAATTGTTGTAGTAAATTCAATGGACGAGGCTCAGACTCTGTACCAACAGAAGCTCCTCGAGGGTGAGGAGGGTCTGGTGCTCAAGGACCCCAAGGGTCCGTGGGAGGACAAGCGGGTCAAGCATCAAGTCAAGATGAAGGCCGAACTCGAGGCGGACTTGGTTGTCGTTGGCTACACAGAGGGTACAGGGAAATACGCTGGAAAGATTGGGTCCCTTTTGGTGGAGACGGAAGACGGTGAGGTCAAGACGTCGGTCGGCACGGGCCTCAATGACGAGGAGCGCTCAATGCCCTTTAGCAATTTTTCGAAGAGGATTGTGGCCGTCAAGTACAACGCGATGATTGAGGACAAGAAGACGGGACAGAAGTCTCTGTTCCTTCCCGTGTTCGTGGAGATCCGTGAAGACAAGAGCGTAGCTGACAATATTTAATTGAGTGTAAACTTCTTTTCTAGATTGAGCAACCGTGTCGTCCGCGCCTTGTGTGAAAAATGTGTGATGCGCGCGTCACGTTTCGAGGGTCCCAAGACCAATCACCCAACAAACATGAATCTCAAAGAGTCCCTAACCAATGCCGCTCAAGCCAAGATCCGTCAGGCGCGCCTTGACCTGAGCATCGGCTGGCACAATCCAGAACTCTTGGAGGAAATTGACCACATCATGTCGGCCATTAAAATTCTGAGGAATTTTGAAACAAAATTGATAATGGGAAATCTTGATATCGATTAAAAAGTGTCGTGTGCTCGGCAGTCTTCACCAATTTTGTTTTAAAATTAATAAAAATGGTGAACACCTTTGTACCATACTCGGATCTCGAGGCGTGCGCCAAGGCCCTTGACTACCGGAGGCTCGGTAAGCAACGGGTCGAGGCCTATCAATTATGGAGAGCCCTTATGGGGATCACTAAAGGATGGGTGAACCATCCCGCCACTCTTATGTGGAAAGGCCACACGTGCTTTCTCGCCAAGTATACGAATACTATGATTGACGAGTGGGTTGCCCGTGGTTACAAAAATAATATGCAAAAATTACCCCACTGTGGAAAACCGTGCCCACCGTGGTGGTGGGGGTGGTCCCCTATTCATTTGTCTCACCAAGCTTCTTTGAACCGTAAGAAACCCGATTATTATCATTATGATGTAGGTATTTACGAGAATTATGGATACGTTTGGCCCTCCAAGGTTCAAATTCAATATAGAATTAAAAATCCCGACCCTGAAAATATTTGCGAGCCCATTAATTTTATTTCAAAATAGTAAATGACTAAGAAGGGTGCGGTGCTATCATCGACCGATCCCAAAATTGTAACTAAAATTCGTTCACTCAATCCAAAGTGGTATTACACATGGGGTCCGACTTCCGTCCTAGGTCTCGAGGATATCCCATTTACCCCCATGTGTTGGGGATCCAATTCTATTTCAAAATTGGGAGTTCCCGTTCCAGTACTTTTGGGATTTAATGAACCGGATGGGGCGGCCCAGTCCAACCTGACCCCTCAACAGGCTTTCGATTTATGGCCAAAATTGGAGGGAGTCGCGTCCCGTCTAGGGAGTCCCGCCATTGCTGGTAACGCGTCGAAAGCTGGGTCATGGTTGGAGACTTTTTCCAATTTTAATCCAAAATTCGATTTCGTGTGTGTACATTGGTATGCTCCACCCAATGCCGATTCATTTTTGAAACAAATTGATGCTATTCACGCCAAGTACCAAAAGCCTATATGGGTCACGGAGTTCGCTGTAGCCGACTGGGCGGGAAAATACGCAGGAGGTTATGATGTTAATTTAGTTTCACAATTCATGAAGGATGCCTGTGCCGGTCTCGAGTCTCGGGATTTTGTGGAGCGGTACACGTGGAAGACCCGCACCTTGGCGGACATTCATCTAGGTACTAGTTCCCTATTCAACGATGATGGGACTCTTACGGCACTAGGTGCTATTTACTCTCAACTCTAAATTTAAAATTTCCAGATACGGATATACGGTAGTCATCGGAGGTGTAAAATGGATATACTGTATGTGAAGAATAGGAAGGAAAGAGAATCATAGTTCCCTCGTATGATTTATCAACTTGAATTGGAACAGTTATAATATTAGATTTATTACTATGATGCGGCAACACGAATTCGAATAAACTAGTCCTACGTCTATTGCTATTAGGGAAAATCTCTAGTTCTTTTGATAGGTCATATGGGATTGATATCCATATAACAAAACTCAAAACTCCGTTATGATCATGTATTGGATTGAATTCATATTTCTCCTGAAAATTCACCCATAAACTGTCAAGATAGTAATCGCCCAATTTTCCATCAAAGAAATCTAATTTATATTTCACGGGATTATCCTTTTCATAGGAGTTGACGTGTGGTAACAAAAGATCTTCCATGAAATCTTTGCACTGCAAAAAGAACTGCTTTTTCATGTGCCCAGCGAGTGACGCCGCACCATCCATATTTGTTCCGAAATTTTCAGACTGAATGTTTCTTATTTCATCTAGTAGGGGTTTCAATTCAGTTTTTGAAAACTTGGTCGTAAGATAGTTGAAGCCTTCAAAACGTTCTATTCTATTTTCGACAGGTAATAGGTTGGAGTACTTTTCGATATAAGGTGAATCATCGAAACCTGCCCGCCTTTGACCCAAAAACGCCGAGTGACAAACTATAAACCCCATATTGACGGTATTGCACCGACCAAGGGCCTTGGGCATGTTCAACCCTAACGCCTCTTCATCACGAATATCTAGATCTGACGATTGAAACAAATCTAGATCTTTGGCCAATATAGCTACGAAGTTGATACTTAGTTGACTCGGATAGTTAATATCTATATTATATAACACGCCTCTTAATTGACGGGCCTTTTCTATAATAGAACAACTATTGGCTAAAAAAAAGTCATGTATCATAGCTGGTACCGTATCCGAGTGGAGGATATGCAACAGTTCATTTTCACTGAACTTATCTTTTGGTAGAAAATCGTGATGATTTTGTATCAAACTTGTAACGGACCCGTTCAAAACAGATGCGGAATGCAAAAGGCTATACCTATCCTCGCGACGCTTCGCGATGAAATCACTGAATGCGTCGGTGTCTATAAATACTATATCATCGTCGCATTTTACAATGACGGTGTCGGGATCAGGGAATCGGTCCCTTGTGTAATACCTATAGTATTCACCCCATGACTTTTTGTTAGTGGGTTTCACAAGCAGCGTCTTATCAAATCTAGACAATTCTTCTAAATATATTTCATCATCTATTTCCCATGAGAAATCCCATATATGGAATTCATCCACAAGACCCTTATTAATTAATATATTTATATACTTGCTTAGTATTTTCATATACCGCCTTCTCCCCGCAAAGCAAGATATGATCACCTTACTCATTATAGATAACCCCCGACTTAATCTTTAAACTAACTCAATCACGGCACTAGGTTCTATTTAACCGGTATCTCTTGAGCAAATTCCTCCTCTACACAAATCAGGATAACCTTGAGTATTAGTTTCACTACAATCTTCATCCTTGTCGCAACTCTGGCCTCTAGAGCGCGAACCCGCGGAAAAGCCCGATGACAGTCTGGTTGAGCACCCTATAATATCGGCCCACACATGACCCGTCGGAAGGGTGCAGGGGTCACACGCTGTTTTCGCCGCATTCATTACTGTATGACCCCCACAGTAACAATTATTAATACTCGTTGATCCTGCATCAGCATATGCACCCGTTGGGCAATTTATACAAGAAGTCCCGCTTTTATATGTATTGGGCCCACATGGTCCTGATGGTGGGTAAATGCATTGATTGGCATTTGTTGATCCTGCCGGTGATTGGGTTCCGGATGGGCAAGAAACACACGATCCATTCGCACCAAATTTGTAGAAATTTTCAGGGCAATTAACAGCCGAGGGAGTTCCTCCGGTCGAGGGAGTTCCTCCGGTCGAGGGAGTTCCTCCGGTCGAGGGCGAGTTATCAGAACTCTCTTCTTCTGAAATTGGTTCCGATGGACACTTGTGCCCGAATCCATTCTTACATTGTATTTGTGAAAAGTAAATGGGTAATACTATAGCGAGAATTATCACACACAACACCACAAAGAAGATCGCTCCAGCTCCAGCTCCCATTTATATTTAAAAATATTTTTATTTTGTATTTAAAATCACAATCAAACCGTTTCCTTCAAAGAGATATAGTACATGACGTTCCAATAGATCAAATAAGGTGCAGTCGTCGACCCCACCCCAATGCAAAATTCGTGTTGTGTTCGAGGCACGCACTTGGCCCGTCATGGATGAAGCACCAAATCAAACACACTGACAATGGCCGGACTGAAGTCTCTTGCCCGCGGTTTGAATAAGAAGGCCAAGCTTGACGCGTTCAATGACGCTTGGTATGCGGCCAAGCACAAGGAGCACCCTGATAAGACCATTGAGCAGATTTGGGACGAGTATTGGTTCGACTGCACGCGAGCGGCCAATGATGCTGGTCTGCGCGATTGAACCCAAAATCGGTCCCACCCGTCCCTCCCCAATTTCAAAACAGAATTGGTGACCCAGCGTCACTTCAACTTCATCCCATGCGGGAACTGAAAAAAAAGCAAAAACTCGAAAAGGGGCAGGGTAAATTTGAATTGAAATTGAAAAAGGGGAGGGAGGGGTCATGGAAGATTT